CGCGAAGAGTATGAAAAATGCGCAGCAGTAAAAAAGCATTTAGACAAAGTAAACAAAATAGTAGAAAAATTATGATGAGAAAAAAACCAATGCTAGCATATCCGGTTAGCGATAAACCAATTGATTACAACAATACCGTATTTATGCAACCAAAGCTTGATGGTGTACGTTGTCTTATACAATATGAAAAAGTTAAACCAACAGGTGTGCCTCCAAATATATACAGTCACGAGGTTAAAGCTTATTCACGTACAGGTAAAGAGTGGAAAAACATTGACCACATACTAGAAAGTCTAAAACCTTTCTTTGTACAATATCCTGACGTTATACTTGATGGCGAATTATACAATCATGCGTTACGCGATGACTTTGAAAAGATTATATCTTGCGTGCGTAAAACAAAGCCTACAGCTATGGATAGATCTGAGTCACGTAAGCTCGTGCAGTTCCATTGTTACGATATTGTAGATGAAACATTACCATTTGTAGATCGTACTGATTGGTTAAACAAGCAGTTCGTACACTTCGCTGGTTTATTATTACCGGCTTATGGCGTTAGAAAAGTTACTACTGAATCTGTTCTTGACGAAAAAGATGCTAAACTGTTTCACAATCATTGTCTTGATCAAGGTTATGAAGGTTCTATACTACGTACTAATGAAGTATACAAATGCGGTAGATCATGGTCACTGCGTAAATTCAAAGACTTTCACGATGCTGAAGCTAAGCTAATTAGCTGGGTCGAAGGTAAAGGCAAACGTAAAGGCACTATTGGCAAGTTTATGGCTATCGATGCTGATGGTAATGAGTTCGGTATGCCAGTTATGGACAATTTCAAAAAGTTACAAACAATGTTCAAAGAAATGCAGTCATGGGTTGGTAAAGAAGCTACGTTTACATACTTTGAGCGTACAAAAGCTGGTAGTTACAGACATCCATTATTTAAAGCAGTACGTGATTATGAATAAAAAATTAAAACAAAGAATTAAGGAATTTAATAAAATTAAATATCCTAATGATAAATCAAATAGAATTATCATAGCATCGTTAAAACCTACAGGGACTGTGACAACAGCCCCTAATAATAAATAGTAACAGGCTTATGTCACAAAGAAACCTAACATACCTCAACAATAATCGCATCGTCTATAGGCGTTTACCGATTACTGATAAACCTACTATCGAGACTAATCAGTACATGTTCTATGAAAATGGTACGCACGAGTGTTATGAGTTGTTCAGATCATCAGCAAAGATTACAACATACAAATCTTTGAAGTGGCATTTGCTTGTTCTATGGTATTTAAACCCCAAGCTTAATCCTGATAACTTTAAGTATCTAGCAGAGTATATAGTACATAAGCCAAATGGCTTTGTAAGTTTCAACGTATCAGAACGTTTGCTAGAAAAAGTTATATACGGAGTTAGCATGTCTGATCTTGATAGACCACCTAAAAATAAATTACGTAAAGTAATATTTAAACCTTTTACTGGTCTAACTAAAGAACAAAAATTATCTATTGTAGGCTCGTTAATAGGTGTTACAAATAAGATATGTTCTGACGATATATATCATTGTATGATAGATATAAATGACTGGGGCAAAAAGATTACAATAGGGCGTATCGCTGGCCTATTAGACTGTTCATCACGAACTATACACAGACACATGTGCGAAGACTTAAAGCGTGAAAAAGAATTATTGAATCAACAACTATGAAAAAATATAATCAAAATAACTTTACAAGATACAAGCAAGACGTTAAGGCATCTCAACCTGAAGGTAAGTTTTGGGACGAATATACTAGAGATGAACTAATAATTAAGTTTATGCCTCTTGTAGAAAATATAGCTCGTAAGTTTAAAGATAGTGATGCTGCTAACGGTGTAATATCTTTGTCTGATCGTATACAGTTTGGCAACATTGGCTTAATTAAAGCTGTAGATAAAATACAATGGAAGCAAATATTAAATTCAAAAGATCCTGAACGCACATTAAAATCTTATTTATCTAAACGTATACGTGGTGCAATACGTAGAGCAACAGATGCTAATCGTAGTGGTATGAGATTACCTGAACATAAGCTAAATGAGATACGTAATAACTTTGAAAACAAGAAAAACTCAGAGTTGTATTTTAATTCTATGTTTCAAAGTATTGATGCTACTATAGGTGACGATGAAAATATGTTAATGCAAATACCAGATAACTCTGATGATCCAATGAAAAAAGAAAACTTAAGTAGTCATATACTAAAAACAATGTTAAAACACTTAAGTCCTAAAGAATATTATGTAATTAAATTAAGCTACGGAATTAACTGCGATAAAATGTCTGCTAAAGAAATAGCAGATAAACTAGAGATAAAAGGTAGCAGCTCTTATGTACGTGTTTCGCAGTTAAAAAAGCAAGCTATTGATAAACTAAAACAAGTGTTAGATCACTCGCAAGTAATTGATTATCTTTAGGTTACCTTATTAAATTACAGTATTATTGTGTAATTATATATATAACATAAACCATATACCAAATGACAGAATTAACTAAAAAATTAGCTGATGTACAGACTAAGTTAAAAGCTAAAAAGTCTTCATACAATAGCTTCGGTAAGTACTACTTCCGTAAAGCTGAAGACATCCTCGAAGGCGTAAAGCCATTTTTATTACAACACAATATTTATGTAACAGTATCAGAAGAGCTAATAGCTTCAGAGCCTATGCCTATGATACAAACAACCGCTACAATTAGTGACGGTAAAGATCATATTCATGCTACAGCCGTAGTTGGTGTTGATCTTCAACAAAAAGGTATGCAGACTGCACAGCAATTTGGCGCAGCCTCTACTTATGCTAAAAAATATGCGTTAGGTAATTTATTCTTAATTGATGATACTGAAGATGCTGATGCTACTAATCAACACGGTAAAGCTAAACAAGTTACAGAAAAGCCAAAAGCTAAGATAACAAAAGAACAAATGACTAAAGCTATTGAGTTTGTAAAAGGCGGCGGATCAGTTGATGCTATTAAAAAGAAATATGAATTAACGCCAGCACAAATTAAACAACTAACGATTAAATCATTTTACCCAGCGTAATGACAAAAGAAATTTACACAAAACTAAGAGACGACGAGCACTACTATGGTGATTTTGGTAAACAGTTTCTAAGCAACTCGGATATAAGTGTACTGCTTAAAAATCCTAAAGACTTGCACAAACCAAAACCTAGTAGCCCAGCGTTTTTAGTTGGCGGTTACTTTCATACCGCAATACTTGAGCCTGATAAACTCAAACGGTTTAAAGTTATTGAATCTACAACTCGTAATACTAAAGCATATAAAGAGGCTAGCGACGGAGAGTTATGTTTGTTACAACACGAAGTTGATAAGACTGTACTTATGACTGAAGCTATTATGGACAATGATGTTTGTAGAGACTTAATTAAACCAGTATTAAATGAAGTAGAATATGAAGAGCCACGTGTTGGCAAAATCCACGGTCAAATGTGGAAAGGTAAAGCTGATATTATAAATCATGAAGAAAAACTTGTTATTGACTTGAAGACAACTAGCGATATTGATAGGTTCCAATGGTCAGCTAGCAAGTTTAATTATGACAGCCAAGCTTTCATATACTCAACCCTGTTTGGATACGAAATGCTATTCATTGTAATCGACAAAGAAACGCATCAAATAGGTTTATTCGATTGTTCGCCTGACTTTTACAGTCGCGGTGAAGATAAAGTACGTAAAGCTTGTGATGCGTACGAACTGTTTTATCAAACAGATAATTTTGATCATAAGCAACATTTATTAACTAAAACCCTTTAATTATGCCAAGAGCTAAAAAAAGAATTTGTGATGTTTCAGGTATTGAAACTAAAGAAACTAATTTTTACAAAAACCAAAGCCACGTTAAAGCTGTAGATAATCTGCGTAGAACGACTGGCGCTACTAAACAGCAGATGCAGCGTATGTTTCACCAATTAAACAATTACTAAATGGCAAGTATTATTAAAACAAGTATCAACCTTAATGATATACCTAAAGATAAAATCTATGTAGGTAAAAAAGGTAAATACTTACCTATTACAATTACATTAAACGATGAGCCCGATCAGTTCGGTAATCAAGGTCCTGTAGTTGTAGAGCAAACGAAAGAGGAGAGAGAAGCTAAGACTCCTAAAACATATCTTGGCAATGTAAAAGTTGTATGGACTAACGGTACAAATGTTGATACTGCTCCTAGAGAAGATCGACCAGTTGCACCAGCACCTCAACAAGTAGAAGAAGACTTACCATTCTAGTATGAACGTACAAGACAGAGAGATCAATGGATTTGCGATTGACAAGTTCAATCAGCATGGCCTAGAAGTTGGGAAGACACAAGGTATTTGTCCTTTGTGTTCTCATACTAGGAAGCCTGAAAATAAGAAAGCTAAATGCGCTTCTTATGACTGGGAACGTGGTCTTGGCACCTGTCATAACTGTCACACTAGTTTTCAACTACATACGTATCAACGTAAAGGCGCTAGTGAAAAGATTTATGCTCGACCACAAGTTGAGTTTAATCCTACTAGTACTAAAGTTGAAGAGTGGTTTGAGCAACGCGGCATAACCAAACAAACCCTGGCTGACCTACGTGTAGGTGAAGGCCAGGAGTTTATGCCACAAACAGGTAAGTCTGAGAATACCATTCAGTTTAACTATTACATGGGTGATCAACTCATAAACATTAAATACCGTGATGGTCGTAAAAACTTTAAGCTATATAAAGGAGCTGAAAAAGTATTTTACAATATCAATAGTATTGTTGGTTATGATGCTTGTGTCATAGTTGAAGGTGAAATGGACGTGCTTGCAATGCACGAAGCGGGAGTTACAAACGTAATATCAGTACCTAACGGTGCTACGTTAAACTCAAACAATCTCGATTATTTAGATAATTGCATAGACTATTTTGAAGACAAAGAAAAGATTA